TTCAGTAGGTTTCAACTCGGGATTTGCATCCCAAAGTTCTTTGGCTTCGGTACCAATCTTCCCTTCATAGGGACATGGTGTACCTGCCATTTCCATTGCAGAGAATACTCGTGGGTCACCACACATGACGGATACTGCAGCTACTTTCATACCCATGTCATATAGGGTTTTAGATAGCTTGAGTCGTTCACAGTTCATATCGCGTACAGTTTGGCCACCCGAGATACCAAGTATCTGAGTTTGTACTGCACCGGAAACACCAACCGTACATAGGTCAGTATTAGATGAATTAATAGAAGGTGAAATTGCCGATGATGGCGGCGACTTCACAGTTGTTTCAGTTTTACCTGTTGTTGTAACTGTGCTATTTGAAGTCGAGTCAGTGACAATTGGATCAGCTCCAATTGCTAATGATGTATACATAATAAAGCTAGCACAGATAGCTAGCTTTTTTAACATTGTCCTCTCTCCAGAGTTTTATTGTCATGTCTATTTATAAAATACATATACTAGGAAATGGTAAATCTGTACATTATTTTGACAAATCAGAAGGTCTAAGGGTCGGCTGCAACTTTACACAGCCAAGATATAAACCCGATTGGACGATGATTGCAGATATTAAGCCAGTCAAAAAGTTCTATGAAGGCTACCGCCTCTGTTGTCCTGCGATTCTAACAGAACGAGCACATCGATTTACAATACATAAAAGTGTAAAGCTAAGTAAAGAATTTCTAAACGTAATTGATGTCGTCGAGTTTATTCGTTGGATGGATGTATGCAAACAGTGGGGAGCTAACTCAGCTCAACATGCAACACACTATGCAATACAGAGAACTCCTGAAGTCCAAGAGGTTCATATATGGGGATGCGACTCACTATGGTCATCCGACATAGAATCTAGTACCGACAAAATCGTACATAAGAATCTAGAGTTTATGAACACGCAGAACATCTATTACGTATGGAGAGACTACTGGGACAAGATCTTTTCGAATAGTCCCAATGTACAATTCACTGTCCACGCTCCTGAGAAACCATTTTTAAAGGAAGCGCCTAACTTAAAATGGAATAAAGTATGATGAGATGGTATGTCCTTGAGAAGATAATCAAGGAAAGAGGTTACGTAATTGGTGCTGAACTTGGTGTATGGAGAGGTAAGACATACAAGCATCTTCTCTCAGAGTGTAGCAGCCTAACACTTATTGGNGTTGACCTATATGAACCCCAACCGGATTCAGAAGGACCCGAGAAGTGGGTACCAGGTGAAAACGGACACGAGTGGGATCATAATAAGTATTATAGTGATATTCAAAGCTTTCAAAGTAAGATAGGTGAGAGAGCAAGGTTCTATAAGATGACGACATTAGATGCAGCAAAAGAAGTAGAAGACGCATCACTTGATTTTGTGTTCATCGACGCTGACCACTCATACGAAGGAGTCAAGAATGATATTGCTGCATGGTCGCCAAAGGTAAGAAACGGTGGTTGTGTCATAGGACACGACATCGACTGGGATCCAGTTCTGCAAGCTGTCACAGAAGAGTTCGGATCTGATTTTGTAAAACTAGATGACAATGTGTGGTGTGTGAATAAATGATTACAGTTGCATGTGTGAAGTGGGGAAACAAGTATACCTCGCAGCATGTAAACTCACTAGCTCGTATGATTCATGAGCATTCTACGTTTGACTATGAGTTTATATGCCTGACTGATAGACCTAATGGCGTTGAGCTAAGAACAAAAGAATTCACATCAGATGAGATCGAAGGATGGTGGGCAAAGATGAATCTATTTGCCGATCACGGATTTCATGACAAGGTATTATATTTCGATCTAGATGTAATTATTCATCGAAACATAGATTGTTTGGTTCAAGACTCGGATAAGTCATTTGTGTCAATCCGTGACTTTCATTACCCAGATGTGTTTAATTCATCTGTGATGTTCTGGGATCGTGATGCAATGAGAAACCTCTGGGATACTTACGAACAGGATCCAACCAAACCACGCGAGATCCATAAAGGTGATCAAGACTATATCACTGAGTTAGTAAAGGCAGGTGATGATTGGTCCACCTATCCGGATGAGTGGACTTGGTCATGGAAGTGGGGTGATGAAAGAACAAACAAACCAGTCAAGCAAAAACAGTTCCACCTGACAAAAGAATCAAGAGTTGCAGTCTTCCACGGCCGGCCGAACCCGTGGGAAATAGATATGAATGAATTCAATAAAACTGTGTACAACAACCAGAAATCTTGATATAATAGATATTATTGATTCAGTGAGGCTGATGATAAGACATTTGGACGTGGGTGCGATTCCCACCACCTCCACCATAAACACACAAACTTGCAAGTTGTAGTGTGTTTATGATGGGGGTGAACAGGTTCGACAGGTGTTGGAAGGTCAGAAGAGAATCACCTAAAGTAACTGCAAACGATAGCACTTACGCCCTTGCTGCCTGATTAGGCTAGCGGAGTCACAACGAGGCTTGGCAACAGAATCCCTTACCTTGGGACCGTTGCTCCTGGACAAGAGTTTAAACTGTCCACTTGGAGGATGTATGCATCAGAAATATGAGTACCCACAACAATTTGAACCAGCAGACTTATCTGAGGGATACGAGTATGTTCATTGGTGCATTCGCCATGGCATCGAAATAGACTTCTACAACCTTCCGCCTGAGCTCATCGGCGATCTTCTCACCATAAAGATAAAAGAATTTTCAAAACACGATATAAGTGATTGAAAACCCTACCGAAAAAAAAGTGAAAAAAAACTAAAAAAAGTGTGTACATCTCCTGGTAACTTGNTATAATGGTACCATAATCAATGAGGAGATACATTATGTTGAAATTTGAAAACCTTGCTCAAGTCGGTGACCGCATCCGTGCTTACGACTTCATGGGTAACAAGGAAGCCTTCATCGAAGGTAAGGTTGTCGCGAAAGGCGCAATCACCCACCCTGTCACAGGTATGTACATGTACGAAGCGTACAGCATCGAGATTGACGTTGATGGTGCGGATTTTGGTCGTGAGGGTGACGTAGGTTACGTACCTTTCGAATCTGGTATGATGGAATATGATGATCGTGTGGAGTTAGTGTAATGAAAAATGAAATGATGGACGCAGTGGTTTACAAGATGATGTTGGATTTGGACCGTATCGCGAATGATATGAACGAAGATCAAAAGGCTCAGGTTCGTAAGGCAATGAGCGCGTTAGTCCGGTTGCGTGTCTATGTTTCCACTGAAGAGGAAGCCGTCAATGCGTAGCATTGACGTGCCAGGTGCAAAAGAGATCTTCGCGAAACAGGATGAGCTCCTGAAAACTTTCACAGTCAATCGTGGATACATCAAAGCCGCAATGGCAATCCACGAGGCTGTGCGCGATGATTACTTCTTTGAGAGGATGCGTAAGCTACGTGCCTCTACTTCCTACGATCGTGCCGCAAAGGCTTACTACGATAAGCACGGCACTAAAGGAGAGTTCTAATGGAATCAATGTCAAATGCTCAAATGATGCAGTGGCTCCGGACGAAGATGGATGCTGTAGAGATCGAGATCAGGTACCTAGAAGAAATCTTGTGTACAACAAATGGTCCAGCAAATGAGTTAATTAATTCACTTTTTTTGCAAAAAGCTATGTACAAAGACTATCAAACAGAGTATAATAGGTACTATAAAAAATGTCAAGAGGAGAAGCTTAATGACACCACAACAGAAAGCCGCTAGACTTCAACTTATTCGTGAGATCGCAGAGAAGTACGAGAACAAAAACTTGTTCGCAAAGAAGATGCGTATGCAAGCAATCCGTGCTCGTAAGATCTCAGAAGCTCAGCAACTGAAAGAAGAACGTCAGCTTGATCGTCAGCTACAAAAGCTTGACGAGAACCACAACCACTGGACAGACGCATCTGCGTTTGCTAAGCAAGCGGTTGGTGATACGTTCATCGCTACCACACGCTTTGACAACGATTGGGACTAATATGTCTACTCCAGCCTGGAAAAAACGTGCACGACAAGAGATACACGTCAAGCAAAAAGAGAAGCGTGAGTATGAGAAGCTTCTCTCAGGAATCAGCAAGGTAAAGCAAGAGTTCAAGGATTACAAGCCGAAACAAGNATTTACTCGTGATGTCAAAGAGTATCCGAGTATGTCTACATCAGATGTGATTCCTGGCACTTGCTCAAAGACTGAGCCACAGCAGTATAGTGGTGACTACATTGTTGGTATTGCTACTATGCATAAATCAAATCTCGTACCAGTCGGTAAGGATCAAGACCCGGCAGAGTACGCCACGATGAGACGTAACTAATGGAAATAGAACTTATAGATTATAACGAGGATACCGGCGTTATGAATCTAAACCTCGATGAGGAAGCAAGGCAATATCTGATCGAGTTAGGTATGAATGCGCTCTTAAAACGAGCTATAAACGAAATGATAGAGGAATATGAAGATGAACAGACAGCAGATGATTGAAGCTCTTCGCAAGGGTTATTGTAACGTAGAATTCACCAAGGTAAATGGTGAGACACGGATCATGGAATGTACGCTTAAAGAAGACATGATTCCTGATAATATGCGTCCTAAGACTGATGGCAATCTGTCAGAAGGTGTTGAGCGCACGATCGATGTCATTAAAGCTTACGATGTTCGTGCAGCTGGCTGGCGTTCATTCAAAGTAGATAATGTTCTTAACTTTGAATCATACAGTGTTGATTCATAAAAAGAAAAAAAGCGAAAATAGTTGTGTACAAACCTCATTTTATGTCGTATAATGGTACCATAATCAATGAGGAGAACAACACATGACTACACTTGATATGATTAAAGAGCTCAACGCTATGGTTGCTAATTCAATGATCCAACCTACTCTTGCTTCAAAAGCGATCACATACATCTCACAAGCGGATGCAGATGAGATCGACGATTTCGATTGCATGAAGACAAGTGAAGCAGTTGACATGGTTTTAGATATTGTAAGGTACATCTAATGGCAGTGCGTAAGAAAAAAGTAGTTGTTCCACGTCGTCCAAAGACCGGACTCGGTGCAGTTCCATTGGACCACAAGCGTGGGTTCGAAGCAATCAAGTATTATTTTCACTATGAGTTAGACACGAAGTCATGTGCTTCGTGCATCAAAGATTATGTAAAGCGTGAATATACAGAGGAACAGGCAAAAGCAATTCTCTTATGTCCTGAGTATAAGTTCACGATAATGAGTCACCACGCAGCCACAGCCTTTCTATTAACGAAAGACTATGACTTCGGTGAAAAGTACTCGGTGTATCCACCTGCCCTCAAGAAGTATTGTGATGAACTACTTGTGATGGGGCAGACGCTTCTTGAAGAGAAAAAGCAAGAAGCAACCGCCACAAGCAATATCGTTGTCCTCTCTCCTCAGCAACGACTTGCTCGCAAGGTCAATAACACGATCATGCGCGACCTCGATGAGCTCGAGGATAAGTGGATCACCGGGGACAAAGCATCAATGGATATTATTCCTGCGATGCAAAAGTATGAACTCAAGGGTGCGGCCGTTCCCCTCATTAGGCCCACCCTTGAGGGATTACTCCTTGATTACAAAGATGCTTATGAGAAGAACTGCGAACAAGCAGTAGAAGGTTATTCGCATCTGACACGACGTGAGATCAAGCGTCGTGCCACAGAACTTGAGAAGATGTTATCTGACCTTGACTCATTCACTAGCATGCAAAAAGCAAAACGTACGGTTCGTGCGAAGAAGCCTAAGGCTGCTGACAAGCAAGTTGCAAGGGTCAAGTACAAGAAGGAAGATGGTGACTACAAGATTGCATCGATCAATCCTACACAGATCGTTGGTGCGAACCAGCTATATGTCTTCAATACAAAGTATCGACAACTCATGGTGTATGTCACGACAGCGACAAAAGGCTTTGAGGTGAGTGGTACATCAATCAAGAACTTTGAATCAGATCTGTGCACGAAGATCACGATCCGTGCAAACAAGGTCGATGAGGTTCTCAAGGCTGTTCTAAATAAGACGCCGAAGCAGATCGATAAGTTCTTAGATACTATAAATAGCAAACCATCCGTACCAAACGGACGTCTCAACGAAGAGACGATATTACTCAGGGCGATTTAATGGAAGAAGTTATTCTCACAAAGAAACGATTTGAGAAGATGGTAGAAGAAAAAGTTACCACACTCTCTATGAGTTACATGGATGCGATCCTCAAGGTATGTGAGGATCGAACCATTGATCCGGGTGATGTAAGCAAGTTCATTACACCGGTGATTAAACAAAAGGTTGAGGCAGAAGCTATCAATCTCAATATGATGAAAGGCGGGAACACCTTACCACTATGATTGCACCATTTGAAGCATTTCGTTATTATCAAGCCTTGAAGCTTCACTTTGATTCAGACTCATATGATGCAGTCAAGTACAACTACAAAACATCTGTGAAGCAGCAGTCGTTTTGGAAACGTAAAGATAAGTACTTCTTTGCAAAGGCTGGTAACCGTTTTAGTAAAGTACCAGAACTCATCAACTTCTATGTTGCCCACTTCATTAGTGATGTGAAGTGGATAGGCGAGATGGATAAAGATGACATCTATGTTCAATGGTGTAAGAAGATACAGAGCATCTCATATACCTTTGAACAAGAGATATATAACTTATCAGAGACCGTTGATTCATTCAATGATCTCTTTGAGATTGATACACACCCACTCGTTGTTACAAAGTATCTAGAGGGTGATGTCAGTCTCGAGACGCTTGTCATTTTAGACAGGCTGACCGGTTTCGTTCAGCGGGCAGGTATCACGGAAACAATTATCTGGCCTGATCTGAAACGAAAGATCCTGAAGTATAGACCTTTCGTCAACGTCGATGAGATGAAGATGAAAAATATTATACTAAAGGTGTTTACATCATGAGCAAATCGTGATACAATATACACTGTAAATACACTGCAATACAAAGGAAAATACTATGTCATTTCAAAACCTCAAGTCCCGCTCTGCGGATATCTCCAAACTCGTAGCTGCCGCTGAACAAGCAGGTGGTGGTTCTCAAGATAAGAAGTCATACGGTGATGATCGTTACTGGCGTCCTGAAGTGGATAAGTCAGGTAACGGCTATGCTGTTCTTCGTTTTCTCCCAGCACCTGAAGGCGAAGATCTTCCATGGGTGAAGTACTGGGATCACGGTTTCAAAGGTCCTACCGGTCTTTGGTACATCGAGAACTCACTGACTACTATCGGTCAGCCAGATCCAGTCTCTGAGATGAATACTCAGTTGTGGAATACTGGCAATGATGAAGACAAGAAGACTGTACGTGAACGTAAGCGTCGTCTCCACTATGTGTCTAACATCATGGTTGTCTCTGATCCTGCCAACCCACAGAACGAAGGCAAAACCTTTATGTTCCGTTATGGTAAGAAGATCTTTGACAAGATCATGGACGTCATGCAGCCTGAGTTTGCTGATGAGGAACCAGTAAATCCATTCGATTTCTGGGAAGGTGCTAACTTCAAGTTGAAGATTCGTAACGTCGAAGGTTATCGTAACTACGATAAGTCTGAGTTCGATTCTGCTTCTAAGTTGGCAGATGATGAGAAGCTTGAGTCAATCTACAACGGTCTGTATTCACTTGCCGAAGTGGTTGATCCAAAGAACTTCAAGTCATATGACGAGCTTAAGACTAAGCTCCACCGTGTGCTTGGTGAAGATGCTGTGTTTACCACAGCTGAGCAAGTCTCATTGGACGAGACTGCTCCTGCACCATCATACACCGCTGCACCAGAGCCTGTTGCTACAGCGGCTCCGGCTCCCGCTATGACTGCGGATGACGATGAAGATGATACTTTGTCGTACTTTGCACGACTCGCGAACAGCGAATAAGAGAAAGGGACCTTCGGGTCCCTTTTTTATTTCTCCAACATGCGCCAGAGATTATCACGACTGTGTGGTGAATCATCACTCTGTAGAACTGCAGGGCTCTGATTATTACCTTGACTACCAGTAAAGTAGTTATTATTCACAATAGGTTGTTGCTGACCGAATGCGTTACGCATATCTTCAAGTGAGTTACTCATCATGTTGATTCGATCTGCTGCCATCTCGTAATCATTCATATCCAACCGGTTGATCTTCGTTGTTCCATCCTTAATCGCAGATGAGAAACGGCGATAACCACTACCTGCGCCTGCAAGGTCAATCATAGCAAAGCGAGCAAGCGAATCAGTAAGCTTGTTGAATCCTTCTAGCTTGGTTGCATCGATTTCTTCAAGCGGNTTTAGATTCTTAACCATCTTTTCGAAGATCGTATCATCATTCTCTGTACCAAAGATCGCATCAAAGACCTTCGCTACCTGATCACCGATAGCACCAAGACCCTGTGCACCGAGTAGACCTACCATTGCAGGCCCAAGCAGTGCAAGTGCAGGAACAACCTTCATAAGATTTTCACCGTCAAGTCCTTCAAGCTCTTTCAGTCCGAGTGCGAAGTTCTTGATGATTGGCACAGCACCGGATCCGTCAACACCAATTGCACCGGCAAGATCACCGATACCAGCGAAGCCAGCAAAGAAGGCTGAGATCCCGGCACCGATTGCTCCCATACCGATAGTAAACTTNGCAAGTGCAGCTGGACTCGTGACCATACCTACAATACCGCCTGCAGACATCAGAACACCTAACGCTGTCATTGAGTCTTGATCAAGGTAGCTAACTGACTCAGCAAATCCTTTGACTGCTTTTTGTACCCCGGTAAAGTCAGCGCCTAGAGCAGCGATACCATCAATAGCAGCGAACGGTGCTAGGAACGCAGTGATACCCAGACCCATTGCACCCATACCCATCACGAATGATGCTTTTTGCTTTGCGGTAGTAATCTTACCGAGGATCGCACCGGCACCGAACAATGCAAGAAGTGTTGCACCTGACTTAGCGTCTAGGTTACCTACTGCAGCCGAGAATCCTTTTGTAGCCTTCGCGATACCACTAAAGTCGGCGCCAAGCCAAGTAAGTGCCGCATCACCAGCACCGAGTCCTACAAAGAATGCAGCAATACCAGCGCCGATAGCACCAATACCAATAGCGAATGATGCAGGGTTACGACTTAGAATCGCAGCGATTCCGCCTGCACTTATGATACCACCGAGTGCGGCCATTGCTTCAGGCTTCAGTGAGAGGATTGCATCAGAGAATCCGGTCATTGCTGCTTTGAGTTTTGGAAAATTAAAGTCTGCGTTTAGCCACTTGAGTCCATGTTCACCAAGACCAAGTGCGCCAAAGAAAGCAGGAATTGCAGCACCTAGAGCAGCGATACCAGTAGCACCGCGTGTGCCACCAATTGCACCAAGTCCCATGATACCGCCAAGGACAACGAACGTATCCTTTGGCAACGAGAGAATCATATCAGAAAAACCTATCGCAGCCTTCTTAATATTTTCGTAGTTGTAACTTCCGTCTAACCAACCAAGTGCTTTATCACCAGCAGACAACGCGCCGAAGAACGCAGGGATAGCAGCACCAAGTAATGCAATACCACCGACACCCTTTAAAGCAGCTGCACCTAGAGCACCAATCGCAGCGAGGGCTCCTATACCACCTATATTACCAAGTGAGAATCCTTTACCAGATCCGCCGCCTGTTTTAACACCGCCTGCCTTTGAGATCTTTTCAAGGGCTGCAATCATCTTTTCATCACGGGCTTTACGCTCNCGACGTTCTTCTTCNTCTAAGGAATTATTTGCTTCAGGTGGTTTGGCAAGGATCTTTACCATTTCCTCGACACGGAACATAGACTTCTTTATCTCGAGAAGATGCCTACGAGAGTTACGACCATCGCGTTCTATCTCATATATCGAGTTAGCCGAGCGTTGGTTAACTTCTTTCAGTTCTTGGATCAGATCACTTAGTTCTGCCATTTTACTTTACCTGTTGTTTAATCCTGTCGTTTTGTTCTTCAACATGCTGTATCAGGAGTGCGACGTAAATATCTCTTTCCCACGGCAACATTGCCTCAATCTCTGTTAGCGAATATTTGTGATGCTGCATCATCGCAAAGTTCGTACGGAACATTGCCTCAAGTGTGTTGTGGGAAAGAGCTATCCGAAAAAATCGGCCAAACCTTCCAGCACCATATCATTTGATGATCCACATTTTGTGCAGTCAAACTTTACTTCTTCGCTCATCTTCGGGAACTCACCAAAGAATTCCTGTACCTTTTCAAATTGTTCCTTGCTTAATGATTCAAGGAACTCAAGTAGTTCTTGTGGTGTATGATCCTTTGCATCATACACGTTCTCGGCATCCCAAATAGAATCAATCGATGATGCAATCAATCCAAGCATGATATCAACCGTGCTGTCACCTGCGTCTTTCATCATACGTTCAACAGTATGAACTGTTGGGAATCGCATCTTAATACCGACGTCATCAGAGACCTGAACCTTTGCTTCAGCCTGTGGGTTACCTTTTAATTTAATCTGGTCAAGGTTAATTGTGACCTCATTCTTCTCTTGGCACTTACTACATTCCAAAAGAACTGTCGATGTCTCACCAACCGACTTTGCACGAATCTTAAGAAAAATATACTCAAGGTCGTACATCGCTAGCTTGTTAATGTCTAGCTTATTAAATGTACATGTCTCAATGATATCACGAATAACTTGCGTGATCTGATTCATGTCCTGTGTTTCGAGAACCGTCAGAAGAACCTTTTCTTCTTTGACAACAAACGGTCTGTATTTAATTGTCTCTCTGCTCGAGGGTACTTCCAATTCATAGGTTGCTGTATTCAGCACTGGTAAAGCCATAATAATCTCCTATAGGGCGTTCGTCAATACATTAGCTGCGATTCCGACTGCTGACCCTGCGAAGTTTGCTGTTTCCCAATCATCATACGCAAAGTTAACTGTCACTCTCACAATTTGGTTTTCGTTACTGTTTCCAAGTTCAATAGACGATACCGAGGTAGGGAACGCCCGCTTGAGTCGGCAAGTATAGATCGGTACATGTTGATCGTTTAGTTGCTGAATGTAAGCGTCGACGGTGTAGTCATTTTTGAACTTCAGTGTTTTATTTACGGTATCTACGATTTGCTCTTGCCATGTAGTAAACAACTTTTTGATGTAGTAGTCACCTGTCAAGAGAAATGTAAATGAGACTTCGTCGTTGATATAAGCATATGGTTGCTTGACTGTCTTCATCGACGTAGCATAATCTGTTGTAGCAATCGTACGACCCGGAAGCTGAGCTGTTTCACAAAGGAGTGAGATCTCACGTGGATCGTTGAAGATCTGCATTGGGTTTGTATTGCCAGATGCAATGTTTGATAGAATCGTACCTGCGTTCAAGCTGATGAGAGGTAACGGGATGTACACAGAAAATCGATTTGATTTTGCTACTCCGGTACGTCGACCAATCGTCGTCTTGAGTGTATCAATATCCATTGGCAATGCCATTAGATCTTACTCCTAGAATCTTTGTAAACTTGTGTAGCAGTCGCACCCTTGAATCTTTGTACTGGTAGAAACAAAGCGATCTCCCATTCTGTTGGCTCAACTTTTGCAATACGTGAATCGACGTGACTGGTAAGATAATGCTTGAAACAAGGCTTAAAGTATCTCATCTTTCTTGCACTCTGTAGAAGACTGTACCTAGCCCTCAACCGAGTTGACTCGTCGTATTTGTTATTGCTCATTGTATCCATCAAAGAATCAAAGAAACGTGCACGTAGATTAGGTGGTAGGTAATGAAGGTTTAATCCATAAAACCCACCAGGAGCACGATCGACCATAATGATCAATGGAAACTGGTCATAAAAAGGTAGTGTTTCTTTATGCTTAGGATCATAATAAAACATATACATGTCACCCATGCGTGGGCGTGACACCTTTTTAACAGCCTCATCTTTCAGTAGAGACTGTCTATTGATGTTCCGCATGTTTTTCACCTGGTTCCGAAACCATTTCATTGATTCGTCGGAACGAGGTTTCACACCTGCACGGAAAGCTTTGACCTGTAGGTCTTGAAACAGTGTATTTGCCATACTGTTATTTATACCTTATCCTTTGAGGATTTTAATTCCTAATCCACGAAGTGTATCTTCATGCCATATCTGGAATATATAGCCACGATCTAAAGCGTATGAATTAGCGGCTTCCCATTTGGATTGGTTCTTCACATAGGTCATTACCTCGGTCACATAACGTTTTGTCTTGCGCTTCGGTTCTTTTGGTGGGACTGTTTCTTTCTTTGGTTTGATCTCGATCAGGTATTTTTTGCCGTTAGCAGCCTTGAAGTACAGGTCAATATAGTAACGGTGAATACGGTTATCAGTCTTACAGCGGTATGGTATTACCACTTCTTCTGAGTTCCACTCAACAATGTCAGTGTTTTCATCCAGCCAACGAAATGTATTTCGTTCCCACAGTGATCGAAAGACTACTCTGGTTGGATCACCCTTGTATTTTTGTGGGTTTTTTACTTTGTATTTTCCCTTGTAAGCCATATAAATAACATTAAAGTCTATTGGAGTTGAAAGTGCAAAAGTATAAATTCCCATCAAATATTGAGGATCAGCATGCGATTATGCGTCTTTCAATCTTCGAACGGAACAATGATCTCATCGAAGGTGATCAGCAGTTTGTTGCTACTAACAACCAGCTTTCGAGCATACTACTATATATGCCCACATCAATTCAGTTCAATGACGGCCTGACATTTGAAAACGTAGATATGTCAAATGTTGTGAGTCTCATCTCAGATGGGATTGATGCAGTACGAGGTGGAGGAATTGGTGATGCAGAAGCACGAGATGCATTACCATCTCTACAAACACGTGCTATTTCAAGAGTCGCTGGGTCAGGCGGTGTTTTTGGCGGGCTTTCATCTCAAGCGCTGATTCGTAGTGGACAGGTACTCAACCCACGAACTGCACTTCTTTTCCGTGGTCCAATCTTACGACAGTTCTCATTTACCTTTAAGCTAATTCCAAGTGACAAAGGTGAGGCAGATCAGATTCAAGAAATCATTAAGACAATTCGTCTGAACTCTTATCCTTCGGTTGATGTGTCTCAGTCAGAATCAGTGTTTAGTTTTCCAAATGTATTTCGCATTTCCTTTGTCGAGAATCCTAATTCAGAAAGTGGTGTGAATACACTCAAGATGATTAACATTGCTGACACATATTGCACTGCGATTTCGACAAACTATAACCCAACGGCAAATGCTTTTTATGAGGGTGGATATCCATCAGAGATTGACTTGACGTTGACATTCCAAGAGACACGTGCTCTGAACCGTAACAGTATCGAGCAGGGATTCTAATGCGTTATTTCAAGTACTTTCCAAAGATTAAATACGACCTAGATAATAACAAGCAAACACGAGAGATCGTCGATGTTTTTCGTCTAGCTAAAATCGTAAATCAAGTTGACGATGATATTTCATTCTATAGACTATACACTATCCAAGAAGGTGAGAGGCCAGATCATGTTTCACAAAATTTATACAAAACTCCTGATTACTATTGGACGTTTTTCTTTGTTAATTCTAATCTAAAGAATCTCTATATTGACTGGCCGTTGACCTTCGATGAGATGAATAGTAAGATCGAAGAAGAATACTCAGGTGAGTATTTGAAAGTAGATAGCTATGACCTCTTCGATCAGTTTGTTCTGAATGAAACGATTACTGGTCTTCAGTCAGGCGCAACAGCAGTTATCACTGACAAGAACCCAACGCTTGGATGGATTCGTATCAAGGATAGAACAGGATCATTCAATAGTGGTGAGCTGATTTTCCAGCAGGTCGGTGATGACATCTATAGCATTCAGATTGATTCTACACAAGGTCCATTTAAGTTTGCTCCAGCGCAATATGTCTTTGATGACGAAGTAGTAAATCGTGATACACCGAATGCTGCGATCGTCACGTACTCGGATCTTGAGATCGAAAAGAACGATGCGAAACGAGAGATTCGAGTGATTCGTCCTGAGTTTGTTGACTCAGTTAAACGTCAGTTCAGAGAAGCTATTAATGCCTAGTTATAAGCCGTCCACCGTACGCGTCTATGATGTTTTTATCGAGTCGCATAACGGTAAGATTCTAAACATCACGGATTTATTTTCCTCGATCACGATTAGTGAGAGTCTATGGAATCCTACACTTATCGGTGCAATAGAGCTTATTGACGCTGCAGGCCTGTTGGCTGAGTTGCCTGTCATTGGCCAAGAGAAAGTATATTTTCAGATCGAGAGAGCCGATGCAGTTTATCAATATGAGTTTAGAACAACACATGTAGAAAAGGTTTTGCACAACAACGCATTTACTTTACAATATGTAATTAACCTAGTCGAAGAATCATTCTATAACAATTCAATTCAGTTGGTATCACAAAGCTTTACAGGTCCAATATCAAAGACAGTCGAGATTATTCACAATGACTTCCTTGAAAAAGACATTGATGTAGAAGCAAGTTCAGGTAACTATAACCTGGTTGTACCGAACTGGAGTCCGTACTCTGTGATACGGTGGTGCATGAGACGTGCACGTAACGAAAATAACTCACCTATGATGTTGTTCTCTTCATTATATAACGGTACTCAAATGAAATCAATTGAGACACTCTTTGAGCAGGATCCATTTGCTGAGTACTATCGTAGTAAAAAGAATGAAGCTGATGTAAATCCACAAAAGATGCAACAAGGAGATTTCCCGGACTTCGATGCATTTATGAACTCGGCCTCAGAATTTTATGAACTTGAAGTCGGACCTACTCTTGAGACACTTCATAAGGGTGCGTACGGATCAAAAACACTTTTAGTTGACACGTCGAAGAAATCATACAATCTGTTTGATTTTAAATACAAGGATCAGCAAGATAAAATCGTAAAGCTGTCAAAAGAAACCGTGATGCCAGATTCTTTCTCTATCCTTGGTCAGTCAGCAAATGATTTTACCACGACAAAGCAGATGAACTTTGCCCATTCGTCTGGTAGTTTTGATGATGGTTCATTGTCATATAACAGTGATGTACTTAACACAGAGCCTTTCTTCAACTCATACCTACATACGTTGAATAACTATAGATACCGATTGAAGGTCAACGGTCGATTTGGTTTAGGTGTAGGTCAATGCGTTGACTTAAACATTACAAAGAATATTCTAAAGACCGCCGAGAACTCTAACATGAGTGATGAGAGACGGTCAGGCAAACACATTATTACAAACCTAAAACATATCATCGTACGTTCAGGTGACAACTACGATTACGCAATGGTGTTTGATGCGGCAAGAGATAGTATGGAGAAACCNATAGATGCAGAATGATAATATGACATGGTTTTTTGGTGTCGTAGAAGATCGTAACGANCCCGAAGAAAAAGGACGTGTTCGCGTTCGTGTCTTTGGTGACCATACAGAAGACAAGACTAAGATTCCAACAGAAACTCTTCCATGGGCTCAGGTAATGATGCCGGTGACGTCAGCTTCAATTGGTGGTATCGGNGAGTCCGCAACAGGTATTGTTCAGGGATCNTGGGTTGTTGGATTCTACATGGATGGTGATTCAAGACAGTCACCTTTGATTATGGGTACGATTCCAGGTGACTCTAAACCCACACGAAACAGTGTTGGATTCGGTGATCCTGATGGTGTACATCCTGTCAGATATGGTGAACCTGATACTCCGTATGCTGCACGAGCTGTGACCTTCATGAGCCATGCATCATATATCTCAAAGCAGGATACGCGTGTTGAGCAGGTTGAAACAGCGGTTCCTCCACGTGTCACGTCTGTATCACAGGATTATAACGATTCATACTATACTCGACCTACATGGGATAGTCCACAACACTATGAAGGATTTGAGCCNAACTATCCATANAATAAAGTCACCGAGACAGAGTCAGGTCANGTTTTTGAGATCGATGACACACCACTCAACGAACGTATCTCTCAGTACCATAAAGCAGGTACTAACTATGAGATTCAGTCTGATGGTACAAAGCACGAGACAATTGTCAAAGACAACTACACAGTTATTTTTGGTGACGATCATGTGTATATCAAAGGTAATGCAAATATCACAGTCGAGGGTGACTTACGTCAGCTGGTAAAAGGAAATTACCACCTCGAGGTAAATGGCGATAAGACTGAATTGATCCGAGGATCAATACAAAGAAAGATCAACAACTCAGAGCATGCAGAGATCGGCTTTGAGCGAGCAGTCAATGTCGGCGGAGATGATAAGCTTCGTGTATCGGCTGATCAAACAATCTATGTTGGTAAAACACGTGATGCAACGATAGGTACGACTGATGACGTCTATGCCGGTACGTCTGCTATGTTGGCGACAGGAGGTGGGTTAACACTTTATGGTGGTGCCTCGGCTGCATTGAACTCAACAAATACTGTTGTATCCGGGTCAGTATCTCTTAACTTAGATTCGATTGCTGCATTGAATATTACGTGTGATAACTTGATGACGATTAACGCTGCGACTGGACCAGGAGGTGTACTTGCCGTGAATGCTATCAACGGTACAGTTGCATTTACATCTGGTGACGTAGTTGCAAATAACATTAGTCTTGTTACACATACTCATACTGATACTCCTGGCCTTGGTGCTGGAGTGACATCTCCTCCAAACGCGGTGTAAAATATGACAGAACTAGTATGCGGAAAGAGCATTGATTTTACTGACTTACTGACAGTAAAGAATGCAATCAAGGTATCATCACTGCTAGGACGATTAGGTACCACATCACTCGTAGCTTCATCGTCGACAGCGACAGGNCTCATCAGCAATTTACAGAGTGCTATCGATACCGGCGCTCAGATTGCAAGTGGTGATTTCTCGGCTATTACAGGTTTAGCGGGAGAAGAGTACTCATCATATATCTCTGAGCTTCGTGATAAGTGGGGTGACATATACGATGAGTTTGATGACTACATTGCAGCCATCCCAAGTGCAGAACAGATTATCGCAGGTGCCGAGGTACCTGATATATGTAGTCTGATACCTAATAAAATTCGTGTCCCAAATGATGATGGTACGTTTGAAGTCATTAGCCTACCACAGGTATCTGCTATTGCAGACGCTGCACCATCTCGTGAGCAAGCACTGACACGCACCGTTGTTGATAAGGCACAAAATAATTCTGAGAACTCACCTGCTACTGAGCTTACGAGGATTGATGTTATCACTGACTACGAAACAAAAGTAGCATTACCGATTAAGAACTATCTGGATTCTTACTTTGTTGGTCTGACTGAGTCACTCATAGATATTAGAAAAACATATGTAGAAGATGAGAAGTGGCAACAAATACTACAGAAGGCAGCTGATACTGGACTCACACTTGACGAGTTAGATCAGAACGGTTCGTTTACCACTGTCGAGGCGTCATTCTATCGTGATTATGTTGACAACTACCTCTCTCAGAGTAAGTCATTGTCAGNACGTCGTGCTAAGATTAAAGCGTTAGTGAAGTCATACGAAAAAACCGTGGCTGGTCGTGTGCCGGCAGATGACTTTAATTTTGAGTATAACAAATATAAAGTCAACGAGAGAGTGTTTAATCCGACTGATGCCGAAGCGCTTGCTAATGCATTAGCTATTATAGGCGATAATGATGCAGCCGTGATTAATTACTATAAATACTTCAATATCTTAAATTAAGGTATAAATAACAGTATGCCACGTACACAAAATTTATCAGATTTAGATCTTAAAAAGTCGATCATCACCGCAAGGCAGTCGGTGTACTCTGACTTTGATCTATCACTCAAACCACATCCAAACACGGGAGATATCACAACACTTCGTGATATTAACTCTGTTCGTCAGTCTATTAAGAACCTGATTCTTACAAATCCTGGTGATAGACCCTTTTCTCCTAACCTTGGATCAGGNGTACGTGGACTCTTATTTGAACCTGTTGATGCGTTCACGGCACTTGACATCAAAGAAGTCATTGAGACCGTAGTGTCTAACTTCGAGTCACGTGCACAGCTTTTAGATGTGACGGTCACAGATGAAGCAGACAATAACAGGTACCGTGTACAAATACAATTCCAAATTATTACTTCACTCGATACGGGTGAGGTTGATTTCTACGTCGAGAGATTACGCTAATGGCAACTACATCAAATAACAGACTGAATGTTACAGAACTGGATTTTGATCAGATCCGTAGTAACCTAAAAACATACTTGGAAGGACAGACACAATTCCAGGATTATGACTTTAACGGTTCTGGTATGTCAACTCTCATTGACGTATTGGCATACAATACATTCTATAATGCTTTTAACGCGAACGTACAGTCAAACGAGTTATATCTTGAGACTGCACAAGTACGTAATAACGTGGTATCACACGCTAAAACACTTGGTTACGTACCACGTTCTGTCACTTCATCTTTTGCTACTCTTGATGTGACAGTTAACAATCCAGTTGGATCACCTTCTACACTGACACTCAATCGTGGCACTGTGTTCTCTACACGTATCGATGACAAGACGTATGCGTTTGTAAACCTAGAAGCACAAACTATTAACCCGGTTGATGGTGTTTACAAGTTCTCTAATCTCACTGTCAATCAGGGTAAGATTCGTTCGTTCGAATACGTCGTGGACAATACGTCACTTAGTAAGTCTTATGAAATTCCTGATGCGAATGTAGATACAGCTTCTCTTATCGTAAAGGTACGACCTAACCGCGCGTCAGACGATGAAGCGACATATGCACGTGTCACTAATGTTGTTGATGTAGATGGTGAGTCACAGGTATACTTCCTTCAAGAAGGCCTCGATGGTAAGTTTGAGGTNTACTTCGGTGATGGGATCTTTGGTAAGTCAGTCGAAGCCGGAAACGTTATCGAATTAGAATATCTTGTAACGGACGGCGAAGTAGCAAATGGTGCTTCGGTGTATGCACTCGAAGGTAATGTCGAGGGTAACACAAATGTCACGGTCTCAACAGTTGCTAGATCAGCTGGTGGGTCGGATCGAGAAGAGATTGATTCGATTAAGTTCAACGCTCCACTTTCTTTCTTGTCTCAGAACCGAGTTGTAACAGCCGATGACTATGTAACGATCATCAAGAACAACTATTCAAACGCAGATTCAGTTGCGGTATGGGGTGGAGAAGAAAATGATCCTCCACAATACGGTAGCGTGTTTGTATCCATTAAGCCTAAGAATGCCGAGACACTTGACGAAGCTCAAAAGCAGTTTATCATCGATGATATCTTAAAGACAAAGAACCTTGTATCGATTACTCCACAATTAGTAGATCCGTCATACACGTATCTGTCACTTGAGGTATTCTTTAAGTACGATCCAAACCTGACATCATTGACATCTGGTGAGCTTCAGCAGAAAGTATCTCAAGTTATTTCGGACTACAACGATACCGACCTCAAACAGTTTGATGGCGTATTCCGTCACTCAAAACTCCTTGGTCTCATTGATGATAGTGACGCGTCGATTCTAAATACAACAGTACGTGTCTTCATGCAGAAGAGGTTTGTGCCTACCGTCGGCCAGTCACTGAAATATACCCTTGAGTTCTCTTCACCACTCTACACAACAGTGTCGAATGAAGACGTCATTGAGTCAACTGCATTTACTTATAATGGATTCACTTCTTTCTTCGAAGATATCCAGCCAAACCTAGCTGAAGGCACAACACAGCATCGACTACAGATCTATAGATTTGCAGGTAACCAGAAGATTATTCAGGTACAGGATGCAGGGTACATTGTTCC